CCGTCTCGGTGGCTGTTGCTGACAAGGTAAAAGCGCCTGCTGCTGCGTCCGTCACCGTGACGGTCAACGCCTGCAACAGCGTGTCGTCGGGCAAGCGCAGTTGCGACGTGATTGTAAAGTTCGTGATGTCCACAGCAACGCCCTCGTTCTCAAGGGTGCAGGACAACTCGAACGTGTCGCCGCGCTTGTGTGTGATTGTCGTCATCTAAGCCTCCGAAGGTTGCGCGGATTGTATCACGGTTGTTGCGGCCAAACAACGTCTCGCGGATCATCTGTATTAGCGGGTAGGTCTCTAAGTTCTTGGCGGTACGAGGCCCACGCAGCTTGGTCAACGGGTGCATCAGGCACTTGGGTCCAATCACTAAGAGTAAGTTTTCTGTTTCGTTCAGACCTCAACTGCCACCACGCTTCGTCTATCTGTTGCTGTTCAAGCTGGGCGTCAGATTTACGCTGCAAAATCCCGTTTGGCGCATGCCATTCGTTTGGCACTATTTTTTCTGGATGCTCTACAATAGTGGCATCTGGGAATGCTCGCTCAAGAAATAACCTTGAGGGGGCCGTGCCAATGACATCATCGGTGCTAGTGTTGATCGCAACATAATAGGTCATTTGAACCTCATAAACACGCTAACTAGGCATTTATTGATTTTGATGTCTGCGCTTTTGCCGATCCATTCAATAAATATGCTAATCTGGCTAGAAGATGTCAGATTAAAGTTTTTAACGTCTCGCATGACACAAGCGACGGTCGGCTGGTCGTCTTGCAATGACATTAAGACGTTGTATCTGGAGTCAAGAATATACGGCGTATCAGCATAAACAATGCCAGTTCCACTACCTGCCGTCACTGTTTCGAAAAAGTCGCCCTCTTGATAAGTAACGCCCGTTGTCCCAGCCAAAGCATTCCAATCAGTAGTGCCAAGCGCGTCAATAATAACAATGTCACCTGCTTGCACTTCGTCTACAGGCCGCAACTTCATTATGTCTAAATCGTGTGTTTGATATGCCGTTCCCGTCCCAGTGCCTGCTTGTACAATATCTAGGTAGTCACCTGCGGCATAAGTAACGCCTGTCGTCCCGGCAACATCATTCCAGCTTGTATCGCCAAGAGTGACAATCTGCGCGCGAGCGCCGGGAACAAGCTCGTCGGCATTGACGGCGGTTAGACTTGCCCCCATCAAAGCGTAAATGTTGTACCCCCATTGGTCAGCGCCGCCACCAATGTTCGAATAACCATGCCCAAAAGAGGCGACGACCTGAATTTGTGCGGTAAAGCCCGGCGGGACAAGTGGCGTAGCACCACCAACCAGGTTCAAAGTATCATCACCGTCAATAGGGAACGACGGGGTGTAAAAGTTATCTTCAAGCACGGTTATGTTGCCGCCCTGTACAACCAAGTCGCCGTTTTCGTCAGCAGATAAGCTACTATCACCAATGCTCAATCTGTCAGCCGTGACAGTGCCAGTAACTAAAAGATCACCGTCAATAAGTTCCTCTTGTTCGTTCCAAGTGTGAACGGTCTCAGAAGTCACTGAGGATGCGATAAATGCCTGCTGCTTGGTTGGATTGGCTTCAGACCCTTCATAATAGATCACCTGATCGTAGACCACAGCTTGAAGGGGAATGTCTCCAGTTCCTTTGACATCGTTCCACGCATCATCTGCCTGCGCCTCAGTGATTGGCAAGCTAGAATAAGACGTAGAACTGATCGGGATATACCAGCGGCCCGGCCCGCGAACACCTTGATCCCCGTTTTGAGCGAACAAAACTGGTGCGGTCCAAGTCAGCGTGTCATCAACGCCAGTAGAACCTTCAGTTTCTGCCGTTGTGTTTGAAACGTAAAGCGGGTCACTACCAGAAGGAACTGTTGCGCTCCAGCCCGAAGGCGGCGTCAAAGTTTTTGTGCCAAAGTCATAACTGCCGCCAGTTGGCGTTGCTGGCGTTGACGCAGATCGTATGAATGCGGTGATAAAATTGAAAGAGGAGCCGTCAGTAAGTTCCGCCAGAGTGGTCCCAGAAACACTAGATGTGAACGCGCTTTTATTGCCTGTAAAGTCCACAGACTTCAGAAAGTAATAACGTGTCGCGTCAGACGCCAATCCTGTCTCAATGAACTCAGAGCCGCTTATCTTGCCAATAAGCATCGCGCCCGATGTGGTGTCAGACGAGTTTCCATAAACCTCTACTTCTTTAAGATCAGCATCAGTGGGGTTTGTCCATTTGATAGAGATTTGGTTATAGCCACCAGATGTAGACAAGTTCGTCGGCACCCCAGGGGCAGTGGTGTCTTGCCCCGGTGTGAAATGTATTGAAGCAAACGGACCTCTGTTCCCGGCATCAGTAATAGCGCGAACGCTAATGAAATATTCTACTCCATCAACGACTGGCGACAATTCAACAGAGTTGTTTGAAGTTGTTGTGCTTGAATATGCTTCATCAAGAGTAGGTTGCCAGCGAACTTCATACTCATTGACGAATGAGCTAGATGCTTCTGTCCATGAAAGCACAGTTGTGTTTATAAAGGTTCCGTCAGTCTGAATACGTCCGCCATTAGACGCTGACAAGCCGGTCACTTCAAGACCATCAAAAATGTTGGGAAGATTTGTGTTGTTGGCGGTAATTTGCGTTTCTTCAGCATCCCAATCAAACGCTGCAGCGCTGGTTTCTTGCAAAGTAAGGCGAACGGAAAGTCCCCCTTCCTCGCCAATATTTAGGTTCCAGCCCACCACCTCGAACTGTTTTTGGTCCCAGCCGTATCGCTCGTTCGTAAACGTGATGATGTCGCCGACTTCAACGTTGAACGCTTTAAGGCTGAAATCCGCAGTGATGCCAATTTGCTCACGCGATCGAAGCAATGTCAGCTTGGCCAAACGCTGCGCGCTGGCAGAACTGGTAGTAAACGGCAGCTCTAGATCAAGCGGCAAACGTTCGCCGCCATCCTCGGCCTCGAAAACGCTGCTTGTGATCGCCGGATAGTCAACAGTGATGTAATCTTGCTCCGCATCGCTGAATGTGCCAGACACGGCGTTGAAGGCGTCACGCAGGTTGGTCAGAGGATCAACAGAGATTGGCCCGCGCAGGTCACCAAGCGTGAAGTTTTCAACAGGCGCAGAATAAGCACCAGCGACCAAATCCCACGCGCCCATCCCACAAAATAATGTGCCAGCAGAGCAGGTCGTCATCTGTTGTAAAACTTCACCAAACTTTTGATCTGCTCGGACAACGCCATTCATAGTATATCTGGCTTCAGAGCCACCTTCAGCCAAAGCGACAGCTTCGTCGCACTCATTAGCAGCGATCTCAAAAGCATCTTCATCAATATCAGTATCCGACAAGCCATAGTTTGCCGTTAGATAATCTCGCAGGCACAGCGCGGCGTTGTTACTGTATGTCGTAGAGCCGGTGCGCGGGTCATAGACCTTCTTGCCCTTAATCTTTGCCGTGATTAACGGCAAGCCGTTGGCAAAAACCTCTCGGTCATATTCCAAACGAACGTAAAGGTAAGCAATGCCGTTCCCGACAAAATTTTCGTTTATTATCTTGTTCCCGGCTTCATCCTCTAGTTCGCTCTCACTAACCAAGTCAGGGTCGGGTGCGGTCTGATCGCCTAAATGCTTACTTACTCTGATTTTTCCCGCATACGGCCCCTCAACCACAAAACCATCGCCAGATGTCGTTTTGCTGTCTACCGTTGCGCTGTCGAAGTCTCTAAGTAAGGTATTGAAAAATGTTGATACACCCACCCCTAAGTCGCTTTGGGTTGAGTTTGCATCTAAATCCAACAAATCATTTAAAGTAAGGCTTTCACCTGAGTCATAAACTGCGTCTGGTGCCTTTGCCCCGCCAAACTTTACAACTTTAGTTTTGTTAGTGGGGGTGCCAGCTTCGCCAACATAGGTAATGTAATTTAGTGTCACTTCGTAATCAAAAAGCGAATCAAACGCCACGACCTCATCATTAACATAGATGTCGCCAATCTCTTCGACCTCATGCCCGGCCAAGGCAATGACGCGGTGCAGGAACTTATTTTCTGCGCCTGTCGTTTCATCATAAACAACAGTGCCGCCTTTACGAACCTCGCCGTAAATGAAGTCTTGTGGCGCTATGTTGTTTTTGTCGTTCACCAATAGACCGGCAGAAGCGTTTCCGAAGCGGCCAAGGTCAGGCTTAGGGGCGAGGGCTTGCATGGCCCATGATGTGACGGCGGACAGGCCGACACCAATAGCGCCCGTCAACAGAAGGCCACCAAGTCCAATAGAAGCGCCCGCAGCTGTAAACAGCGAAGGCGCAAGAGCAATAGCAAGAGATTGAGGCATCTTGGGCGACCGATCCCAATCGGCATGGCGCATCACATTGTAAGGGATAAGTTCACGCTTCATGGTAGCCAAGCATCCTTGATGTATGTCAGGGGCATGTATATCACACCTTCATCCGATAGGAAAACACCGCGACGCCCAGTGCTAATGCCCATAGCAACGCCTGTGTGCCAGCGGCGTGATTTGCTGGTTGTAACAAG